TTTATATAAACTAAGTCTCGGCATACACATATTTATCGTTAGTTGACTAATACGATAAATACTAATGGAGAACAATTAACATGGCAACATTACAAACTAAAAAACAAGAGATATTTGACTATGTGTACGCTATGTTAGGTGGCGGTATGGTTGATGTTGAATTAGATCCTGTACATTACGAGACAGCTTTAACTAAGGCATTGACTAGATTTAGACAACGCTCGGATAATTCAGTTGAAGAAAGTTATTTCTTCATGCCAACAGTAATTGACCAGAATACTTATACATTGCCTAATGAGGTAGTTGAAGTACGTCAAATTTTCCGTAGAAGTATTGGATCACGCTCCGGTGGCGGCGATGGCGGAACATTATTTGAACCGTTCAACATGGCATACACAAACACGTATCTTCTTTCCAGTTCAAACATGGGAGGCCTAGCAACATATGATTTCTTTAGTCAGTACCAAGAGTTAGTAGGCAGAATGTTTGGCTCGTATATTGAATTTAAATGGAATTCAACAACTAAAAAACTTACAGTACTACAGCGCACACGAGCAGAAGAAACACTAATGTTACTTTGTTATAATTATCGCCCAGATGAACAAATCATGGACGATTATCTTGCAAAACAGTGGATTAAAGATTATACTGTAGCAACTTGTAAGTATATGCTAGGCGAAGCACGTAGTAAATTTGCTACTATTGCAGGTCCACAAGGTGGCGGCCAGTTAAACGGCGATGCGCTAAAGAACGAAGCACAACAAGAAATGGAAAAGCTAGAGCAAGAAGTAGCATCAGCAGTTGCAGGCGGAGCAGGATATACTTTCGTAATCGGTTAAAAAAGTCTTGACTTTCTTTACATTATATTGTATAATAAACAATATTCTTTAAAGGAAAACATAATGATTATTGGTATTTGTGGCCTAATCGGTAGTGGTAAAGACACTGTAGCAGACATTCTAGTACAAGAAAACAACTTTAAAAAACTTTCATTTGCAGATAAGTTAAAAGACGGTGTGTCGGCTGTGTTTGGTTGGGACAGAGTTATGCTAGAAGGAAATACAGAAAAAAGTAGAGCCTGGCGTGAACAAGAAGACACTTTTTGGTCAAACGAAACAGGCCGCACTATTACTCCAAGATTAGTGCTACAAGAGTTTGGTACTGATTGTATGCGAAATGGATTCTACGACGGCATATGGGTAAGTCTTGTTAAGCAAGAAATTCAACAAAATCCAAATAAAAATTATGTTATTCCTGATGTACGTTTTGAAAACGAAGCTAAGATGCTTAAAAGTATCGGTGGAGACGTTTGGCGCATACGTAGAGGACCTGATCCTGTTTGGTTTAGAATGTATGTTGATTTACAAGTAGAACCAACTGATGTACATAAATCAGAATGGGCGTGGGCTAACATTGCTTTTGACAACGTATTAGATAATAGCGGATCGTTGTTAGAACTTAGAAGTCGGGTAAAAGGTCACCTTGCTTCCATTTAAATCCTTCTTTTTGCAACACTCGTTGACAGTTTGCACAAATAGTTTTTAAATTGTTTGGCCTACAATTTTGTAGGCTTCCATCTATATGATACACATTAAACTGTTCAGTGTGCTTTGATGCATACCCGCACTTCTCGCAATAATCCTTTTTATCATATCCTCTTTGTTGCCACAGCGGAATACCGTAGTTTACCCCGTTGCGCAAACACCGTTCGCACACACTTCTATAAAAGGTTTTACCTTCTTTTTTATAATTTATAGCACACGGATGTTGCCTGCACTTGCATAAAGGTCTCATATTGTATTTACCTCACCTTTATGGTACCTTTTGACCGGTGAATTACAGTGGGGTTTTAAAAATATATGATAAATAATAATAACAACGTAATGTCCACATAGGAGAATAACATGGCACTAGTATCCCCAGGCGTACAGGTCAGCGTAGTAGACGAAAGTTTTTACACACCCGCTGAACCAGGTACAACCCCAATGATTTTTGTCGCATCTGCGGCAAATAAAACTAATGCTGCTGGAACAGGTACAGCACCTGGTACATTGGCAGCTAATGCAGGAACACCGTACTTGCTAACTTCACAAAGAGATTTAGCAGACACATTCGGTGACCCAATATTCAAAACAGATACAAATAACAATCCAATACACGGCGGCGAACTTAACGAATACGGCTTACAAGCTGCATATTCATACTTAGGTGTTGCTAACAGAGCATGGGTTGTACGAGCAGATGTTGATCTAGCAGAATTAGAACCCAGTGCAACAGCACCTGCAGCAAATCCAACTGAAGGAACATATTGGCTAGATACTGCAAATACATTGTGGGGAGTTCAACAGTGGAATTCAGCAAGTGTAATTAATTCAGGGCAAGTATTTAAAAATTCAAAGCCAGTAGTAATTACAGACGCTTCGGATTTAACAAATACTGGATCACTAAGCACTAATGGATATTCAGGGGAAATTCCAGTAAGTAGCATAGGTAAAATTGGCCAGTATGCTGTAGTAGCAACAACAACATTAATTAGAATTTTTTATAGAAACAGAGCAGGTACTTGGGTACTTGTTGGCAGCGATGCGTGGACAAAGAGCTGGCCAACAATTACTGGTACTGCTTCTAATCCGTCGTTTGCTGGAACAACAGCTATTACAATTAACGGTACAAGCGTAACAGTTAACAGTTCAGACACAGTAACAGATGTTGCAGCTACTATTAACGGTTTAAGTATTTCAGGTATTACAGCAGCGGCAGTAGATCTTAAATTAGAAATTTACAGTGATGGCACAAGTAGTGGCGCAGATGATAGTTCATTAGGCGGCCCAATCTTAATCGGCGGCAGTGCAGATAGACTCGGTGAGTTAGGCATAGCTGTTGGCACTTACTATCCGCCAGCACTACAAATTGGCAAGCACACAAGTATTCCTGAATGGAAAACTGGAGACACATATACACGCCCAACTGGTTCAGTTTGGCTTAAAACTACAACTCCAAACTTAGGTGCAAGTCTCATTGTTAAAAAATGGAACAACGGTACACAGCTTTGGGAGACAATAAGTGCTCCATTAGCTAGTGATAACCAAACTGCATTATACGAATTAGATGTAACAGGAGGCGGTGCAAACCTACTTACTGGAGCAATTTATGCCGAAACTAACGTTGCTGGTGATACACAACCACTCGCTACTATTAAACTACAAAAGCGTAGAGGCATAGCACCAACAAGTATTACAGGTAGTAAAATTATTGCAGGATCAATTGGTTCGGGCAGTAAAGGCTTTACACTTAGTTCTAGTGATAACGGCAGTGCTGCATTTAGTACTCCAGTAACAGTTACAGTAACATATACTAGCGCAGCAGCTGATGCATCATTGATGGCAGGAGCAATTAACGATGCAAACGTAGAAAATGTAACAGCAACAGTTAATGCAGCTAATAAAGTTATTATAAGCCATGCATTGGGTGGAGAAATACGTTTTGTAGATACAGGCGGAGCACTTACTGGTGCTGGATTTACACCATACGTAAGTCCAACTGTAGGAACACCAAACTTGCTTTATGTTCCAGGTACAACATCGTCTACTAATCCAAAACAACTCCAAGCATCGCTTTGGTCACCTGTTAACGATTTAGGAAACGGTTTTTATACTGCAAAAGAAACAGAAGTAAAAGCTACAACAGCAAACAATACACTATGGTACAATAGTATTGTTGACGAAGTTGACTTACTGGTACATAATGGTAGTCAGTGGGTTGGACTATTGTATGATGGAACAACAGGCCAAAGTGCTGTAGCAAGTCCATTTTACGATGCAGACAGTTCAGCAACACCAGATCCAGAAGGACCACTTGTAAGTGCAACAACTCCATTAACACAGAGCGACGGAACTGCACTAGTAACTGGCGACATTTGGGTTAGTACAGCTAACGTAGAAAATTATGCAACCATTTACAAATTTAATGCAGATAGAACAGACTTACCAATTGCTAACAGATGGTTCCTTGTAGATTCCGGAGATCAAACATCAGAAGAAGGTATATTATTTGCTGATGCAAGATATTCAGATTCAGGAGCGTCAAGTGCAACAGCAGCTTCTATTGCTGATTTGTTAGTTAGTGACTTTATAGACTTTGATGCTCCAGACCCAGCACTATATCCAAAAGGTATGTTGCTATGGAATCTAAGACGTTCTGGCTTTAATGTTAAAAAATATGTTAAAAATTACGTTAATACAGCAGGAAACAATACTAGATTTGGTACAGGTCTTGGACAGTCTATGTCAGGCTACTTTGCAGATCGTTGGGTTACTGAGTCAGCTAACCAAAGCGATGGTTCAGGAACGTTTGGACGCAAAGCACAACGTGTAGTTGTTGTACAAGCATTGCAAGCAATGGTTAATAGTAACCAAGAAATTAGAGATGACGAGTCGAGACTATTTAACTTAATGTCTTGTCCTGGATATCCAGAGCTAATAGGCGAAATGAAATCACTAAACTATGACAGAGGCTTAACAGCGTTTGTGTTAGGTGATGGTCCATTCCGTTTAACAAGTGATGCAACATCTATTAACAACTGGGCAACTAACGTTAACAAGGCAGTTGAAGATAACGCTAACGGACTTGTAACTACAGATCCATACCTAGCTGTGTACTATCCAAGTGGATTTACAAGTGATAACTTTGGTAATAATGTTGTTGTTCCATCTAGTCACATGATGATGAGAACTATGGCACTAAGTGACCAAGTTAGTTATCCATGGTTTGCTCCAGCAGGAACAAGACGTGGTGGAATTACTAACGCAAGTTCAACAGGGTTTATTACAAGCGAAGGCGAATTTAAGTCAATATCACTTAATGAAGGTCAGCGTGATACATTGTATGCAAATGCAGTGAATCCAATTACATTCATTACAGGTGCAGGCTTAGTTGCATTTGGACAGAAAACAAGACAGCTAACAGCTAGTTCATTAGATAGAATTAACGTTGCAAGACTTGTTATCTATCTACGTAGTCAGCTTAACACACTTGCTAAACCATATTTGTTTGAACCAAATGATAAAATCACACGTGATGAGATCAAAGGTGCAGCAGAAAGTTTAATGCTTGAGTTAGTAGGACAACGAGCACTATATGACTTCCTAGTTGTATGTGATGAATCAAACAACACTCCAGCAAGAATTGATAGAAACGAACTACACTTAGACATTGCTATCGAACCTGTTAAAGCAGTTGAGTTTATTTACATTCCGTTAAGACTCAAGAATACCGGCGAAATTGCAGGATTGTAAAAAATGATAAATACTTATAGATTAGGAGCAAATTAAATGGCAATATCAACACTATCAAAAATTACAGTGCCTTTGGCTAGCGGAGACTCCGCTAGTAACCAGGGCTTGTTAATGCCAAAGCTACAGTATCGCTTTCGAGTGTCACTGGAAAACTTTGGGGTATCAACACCGACTACTGAACTTACAAAACAAGTTATTGATGTAGCCCGTCCAAACGTGTCATTTGAAAAGATGACAATAGACATTTACAACTCAAGAGTTTACCTAGCTGGTAAACATACTTGGGATCCAATTACGCTTAACTTGCGTGAAGATGTAAATAACAATGTGCAAAAACTTGTAGGCGAACAGTTACAGAAACAGTTTGACTTCTACGAGCAGTCAAGTGCAGCATCAGGACAAGACTACAAATTTACAACACGCATTGAGATCTTAGACGGCGGCAACGGTGCTAACACACCAAACGTCTTAGAAACTTTCGAATTGTATGGCTGTTATGTAGAGAGTGCAAACTATAATCAGTTAGCATATTCTAACTCAACAGATCCAGTGAGCATATCATTGAATATACAATACGATAATGCTATACAATCTCCGCAAGGTACAGGTATTGGTACTGCTATTGGCAGAACTGCAAATACACTTGTTACCGGCGGCGGCGCTTAATAACAAAAACAAGAGTTCCTAATCTTAGGGGGTACTTTTTTAGTACCCCCTATTCTTTTATGTACGCACTTTTTAAAATAGATAAATATTAGTATGGGAAAGTTCACAGGATTCTTAGATAACTTAGCTAGTGGAGCATTAAGTCCAAAAGGTAACCTTGCAGATTTTAGACATGCAAGTAAAACTTTTGTTACTGATGCTTTTAGACTAGCGCCAAAAACAAAATTTCTTTATCATGTATATTTTGATATTAACGATCAACCAGCTAGTATTTTACCTGAACTTAAAGCAAAACATACAAGAGAAATAGGACTGCTAGTCAAATCAGCAGATTTGCCTAAATACACAGCAAATGTTGAAACTAAAAAGAAGTATAATAGGATAAAAAATATACAAACTAGTATTTCATATGATCCTATTAATATTGCCTTCCATGATGATAATTTAGGTATTACAAGTGCTTTAAT